GAAGCTTTAAAACATTTAAAAGTATGAGGGGAATTATATATAACGCCTAATATGGACTTAGCTAATAATTTAGTATGATTCCAAATACTAGACCCTAGAACGATGACAAAGTTTATAGATTCTAAGGGTAATATTACGAAGTTTAGACAATTTACAGCAAAAGGAGAAGTTAAAACATATAGTCCGGAGGAAATAGCATATTACCAATACGAAAAAGATAATGACAATGAAGCGTTTTGATTATCAGCCCTAGAGGGTATAGTATGGGACGCTTTAACAGATTTAGAAGCTAATAGAAGTAATTACTATTTTTTTGATAATGATAGCGTTCCTAGAGCTATATTTATATTAAACGATAATATGGATTATGAGGGGGAAGAAATATTAACCCAAGTAGCAGACCTACAAGAACAAATGAAAGGGTCAAAAAATAAGCATAAGTCTATAGCTAGTAATTTAATTAAAGACGTTAAACCTATAGCGGTAAACCATAAAGATATAGATTTTATAAACCAAAGAAAATTAACAACGGAAAAAGTATGTGCTACTTTAGAAATACCAAAAAGTTTACTAGGTTATGTAGATAATATTAATTACGCAAATTGAAACCAACTTTATAAAACGTGGATCGAAACAACAGTAAGACCATACGAAGAGTATTTTGAATTTATTATGAACGATATTTTAAATAAATTTAGTTTAGATTTAAACGGAATAGTTTTACAATTAGAGGGAGAAGATACGCAAGATATTTACGAAGAGCATAAGGATCAGAGAGAAGACGTTAAGGAAGGTATATTAACTATAGACGAAGTTAGAGCGGAGAGAGGTTTAGAGCCTTTGTGAAATAACAGCCAAGTAGAAGAGTAATTTGATTTATTCTTATAAAAAAGTATTATTTTATTGTTTATTTTATTTTTTATTTAAAAGCTTATGAAAAGATACGCTAAAATGATAGAAGACCTTAGGGCTAAAAACTTTAAACAAGAAAGAATAAAAGAACTTGTTTTAAATAAGGCTAAAACGGAAATACAAAATTTTCAAATGCCTTTTAAGAGTTTTAATGTAAAAGCCGACGAGGGTGCGGAAGCTGGTAAGGTAATAGAAATAGAAGGTTACGCAAGTACAAAAGACGAAGACAGATACGGGGACATAGTTAACCCGTCAGCGTTTGAGGAAAGTATAAATAACTTTATGGCTAATCCGGTTATGTTATTGCAACACGACCACAACAAAAGAATAGGGGATTTTACAAGTTTAAGTATAGACGATAACGGGTTATATGTTAAAGGGGACGTTAAGTATACAGCCGGCGACCCAGAGTTATTTGAAAAAATAGAAAATAAATCTTTAAGAGGTTTTAGTATAGGATTTAGAGTATTAGAAGCGGAGTTTGAAGATAAAACAGACGAAAAAGGTAACGTGGTAGACTTTGTATTTATTATTAAAAAATTAGATTTAATAGAAATATCAGTAGTAAACGTACCGGCTAATCCTTTTACACTTATGAAATCTTTAGCTGATTTAACTACTAAATCTTTTGAAGCGGTAATAAAAGACGCGGAAGAAGAAGAAGAAAAGGAAGAAGATTTAGAAGGATTAAACGAGAACGAAAATAACGATGATAACTCTAATGATAACCAAGAAGAAGAAAAAGAAATAAAAACTGAAATTACAGACGATAAAGTAGATAACGAGGAAGCTGATAACGACGGCGAAGAGGAAGCGGACGACGTTCCGGAAGAAAAAAACCTTGACGAAGAAGAGGAAAAAGATATAGTAAAGGAGGAGGAAGAAAACCTTGAAAATCCTAATGAAAAAAAGGACGTTGAAAAAAACGAGGAAGACTCTAAATCATTTACTACTAAAATGGTAGAACAAATAGTAGAAGCTAAAATGAGCTGAAACAAAAACGAAGTTAAAAGCTTAATAGAAAAAGGAGTAAAAACCTTAGAAAAAGATTTTGACGAAAGACTAAAAGCCGTAAAAAGCAATTTAGAAAAAGAAATAGACGCTTTACTAGAAGCGGTAAAAGCTGTTAAAGCAACAGAGGAACAATTAGTAGGGCAAATTAAAAGTACGGTAAAGGGAAGAGGTTTTATTAATCTACAAACTACCGCACAAAAAGAAGCCCAAGACAATAGATTAAAAAATATATTATGATCTATTAAAGGTAACAAAAAATAATTTTAATTTTTAAGTTTTGATATTATGCAAAAACATAAAGAAGCTTTACTAAAAAGTTTATGAGAAATTAGAGCTAAAAGTATTTCTTTTGATGACGTAGAAAAAGAACTAAAAGAATTTGCCGAAGCTGAAACAAAAGCTAATGAAGTAATGCACACTGGTAATACTGGAGCGGGTGCAGAATTAATAGAACAAGAAAGACTTTCTAAAGAAATTTTAGACATGGTGCCGGATTATTCTAGTTTATTACCTTTATTACCGGGGGATCATGGGACTTGATTAGGAGTTTCTGAAAAATTACCTATTGTAGGGGAATTACCATTATTTAGAGGTAATAGTGAGTGGAAAAACGCACCAGCTGACATGGCAGACGGGACAAAAGGGTCTAAATTAGCTACTGATAGCGTTACTATCGACCAAGGTATGTTTTATTTAGAAGTACCTATTTCTAAAAGAGAATTAAACTATAATATTACTGATTTATACCAATTAGTAGTTAGTAAAATACAAAAATCGGCTGGTAGAACGGTAGACGCTTTTATATTAAACGCAGATAACGCAGAAACTGGAAACGTAAATAGAGATGGTTTTGATTTTGGGACTTTAACTGAAGCACAAAAAGAAGCTTTTTATTACTTACAAGGTGATAATGGTATAAGAAAACTAGGTATTGCTAATGGTACTGATTTAGGTTTAATGGACGAAGACGATTTATTAGATTTAACAGAAAATTTAGGGGAATACGCTAACTCGGACGAAGATTTATTATATATTACGTCAAATAAAGTTAGAAATAAAATTAGAAAATTTGACACATACAAAGACGCTTCAAAAAGTGGAAGTGAATCTACAGTAATGGGGAAAAAAGTAGAGCAAGTTTGGGGTATTGACTTAATGAGTTTAAGAGATAATCCTAGCTTGTCAGCTTCTAACGGTAAAGTACACGATACAACTTGAAATATAGCGGGACAAATCCAATGTTTATGGAAACCAGCAGTACAATATGGTTTCGGTCAATCAATGGATTTTGAAATAAGAACGGTACCAGGTAAAGGGATTATATTAGTAGTAACTTTTGAATTTGGGTTTACTATAGTAAGTGGTAAAGCTGGACAAGATAAAACAGTAACTACTGGTTATAACATAACTTTATAATGTGGTCTACAGACGATTAAAAAGCTAGGGAATAAACCCCCGGGCTTTTTTTTTGATTTTAGCCGGTAAAATATTATAATACAAATTGTAGTTTATTTTTTAATTTAATACACCATGAAAACTACGGTTAAATTTAAAGCCTTAAAAGCTACAAAAATTAGAAACGAAAAAGGCTTAAAACAAAATGTAGGTAAAGATAAAACCTTTATTACTACTGAAAAATATGCGGAACTATATAGAAAGCATAAAAGACTTTTTGAGGAAGTAGAAATAATAGTAAGTACAAAACCTAAGGTTTCTAAAGTTAAAGCTAGTAATAGCGACGCTTTTCCGGTTACTATTTCTGATACCATGACTAATAGACAGGTAGAAGCTATACTAGAAGAAATGGGGGCTAAATATACTAAAAAATCTAGTAGAGCTAAACTATTAGAAGCTTACGAAACTAGATTAAAAGAAATAGAAGAAGAAAAATTAAGTAAAGATTTAGAAGTAGTTAAAAAAGATTTTGAAGTAATGATAGACGGATTAACTATAGAAGCTTTACAAGATCATATAAAAGACGAAGAATTTTTAAATAAATTATCTAAAGACGGATTAGATATAGAAGAAGCGAAAACGTTTATGGAAGAAGTTTTAGAAAAAAAATTAGCTGAAAACGAAGAATCAAAAAAAGGTAACGAGGACTGAAATAGCGAAGGAGTTTTAACAGACGACAAGCAAGAAGGAGTTTTAACAGATTTTAAATAATAAATATTAGAATATGACTTTGGTACAATTAACAGACGTAAAAACGTTTTTAGGTATAGACGACTCCGATTTAGATACAGAGTTAACTAGTTTAATACCACAAGCCGAAGCCTTCTTTTATAGCTTATTAAAGGTTGATACGTTAGAAGCTAAAACTAACCAAGACGAAATAGCTATATTTAATAATAAATCTATTTGGGTTAAAAATTTCCCCGTTAAGGCTATTAATTCTATAGGCGGGGTAAATTATACCGGAGAGAGTTTTGAAGACTATATAGCTACAAAAAACAAGGTTTTATTTCATGACCCAAGCTTTTTAGATAAAGTAAAAGCTAATAGAATTAAAATTAATTATAATTATGGTTATGATCCGGAGGAAATACCGGACGATTTAAAACTAGGTATACTTATATTGATTTCGGGACTATATAACGTTAAAGAAAATTACGGGACTATAGAGTGTAAAGTAGGACAAGAAACTTTTAAGTTTAGAGATAGTACAGAGGGAGAGGATTTTAATAGAATTTTAAATAACTATAAGAAAAAATTTATTTTAGTAATGTAAAAATATATGGTTTGCGTAAATAAAACACTTTATAAGTGCAGTACCTTTAGGATTACTATAGACGATAGCGGAGCAGAAGAAGAAAACATAGAAACCCCTATTTATACAAATATAAAATGCTACATATTAAAAGTTTATAATAAAGACTTTTCCCAAGAATTAGCACTTGAAACCGACAAAAGTAATATTTTACTAAGAGTTTGAAAAAAACCGAATATAAAAAAAGGGGATTTACTAGATTTAGAGCATAGAGATTTAGGCGACTTAGGACGCTATAGAGTAGAAGACCTGGACGCTAAAAGTTTTAAGGCTAGGTTAAGATCAGTTTATTTATATTTAAAAAAATATAATGGTTAGTAAAAAATATGGTAAGTTTAGTTTAAATTTTGATAGGTTTATAAAAGCCAAGACTCAAGAAATTATAGAAGCTATAAACGAAGCTTTAGAGCATATACAACAACGTATAAACGAAAAAACCCCCGAAGATACCGGGGATTTAGTAGATCATAACGTAATAGTAAAAGCCGTTGAAAAAGACGGAGTAATAACCGGAAGCGTTAAAAATAGCTTAGGTTATGCTATTTACGTAGAGTATGGTAGAAGTAAAACGGAGTGAGTACCTAAAATTTGAGTAAAATATAAATATAATAAACCTAAAGGTACTATATTTTATGAGGGTGTAGGGGCTAGAATGTTTACAAGGACTGCAGACGAAGAGAGAGCTTTTATTATTAATTTAATAACTACTAGGGTAATATGAAGACGTTAAAAAAAAGCGATATAGATAAAATAGTAGTATGGATTAGGAGTCAAACAGCTATAACTGATTTAGTTAGTAAAATAGTAAACTGACAAGTAAGACATGAAGAACAAACCGGGGACTATATAACTTTAAAGTTTTTTGATACACCCGACCCGGTTAAAACTACTATACGTATGGAGGTTAGAATCCATGGAAAAGACCAAAAGACAACATACGGAAAATTAAGAGAAATAGACGAAGCTTTTTTTGAAGCGTTCGCAAATTCTAATTTGCCTTTAGAAATAGACGGCTTTACTATTTATAATATAGAGCCTAGGCAATACGTACCCGATATAGGTACAAAAGATAGAAAAGAAGCTATTAGAGATTACTTATTTTATTTTGTATAGTTTTACTTATGAAAGATAGAAAAATTAAAATACACGCTTTACAAGGGGTTAAATTTAACGACTTCTTTATAGCAAGTAAAGAAACTAAAACAATTTCGGAAAAATTATATAATGAACTAAAAGAAACTAGATTTTTTAGACATTGAATTTTAGAAGTAGTTAAGGAAAAAACAGAGGACAAAAAATAGTTTGATTTTACTTTAAAAATCTTTATTATTTTTAAGAGTTATTTTATTTATATTACTATAAACTTATGACAGCAACACAAGAAAAGTATTTAAACACTAAGTCGGCAATTATAGAAGTAGTTAGAGATCCTGGAACTTTAACAGCAATTTTAGACGATTTTAGTAATGCGGAAGCGGTAAAAACTGAAATTGACGCTTTAACTTTTAAAAGATTATCTTCGGTAACTGATTTAAGTACGGTTAACGATTTCTCGGATCAATTAAAAATTGAAGCGGACGACAACGCTATTATTTATAATTCTACTCAAAACGTAGTAACTGTAACGGGTAATTATTACGAAATAGGTAACCCAGACGTTTTAGAAGAAATGTTAGGAGAAAAAATTGTAAATGGTACTGGTAACCAAATAGTAGGGGACAAAATAGGTACTAAATCAATGCCTAGATTAATAGTTAGAATTACTAGCAGTTTAGCGGGTTGAAAAGTAAAACAAATTTATGTTAGAGATATGAACTTTATAGGGCAATTAACAAACGCTTTTGCTGATATAAATAGAGTAGGGGGCTTACCTAGCTCGCCTTTTGAATTTCAAAGTAACAAATGAGGGGATTACTTTACATATACGGACGACTTACCAGCTTAATATTTGAAATATTGACGAAAAAGCATATTATAAGATTAGTTTAATTACTAATCTTATTTTTTTATGTTAAAAGATAACTTTAGCATAACTTTAAAGCTAAAATGATACAATGTTTTAAATAGAGATAAAAAGGTAATTTTAGAGTTTACCGAAGCTTCTATAGAAGAAACTTTAGAATTTATAAGCCAAATGGAAAAGGGTAATTTTGATTCTATTAAATATTTATATAATTTTTTTAAAAAAAATAGTAATTGAAAAATAAATAAAAAGATTTTTGCTAAATATCTTAGTAATAATTTAGAGTTTATTTTAGGTATTTTAAAGAAAAGTTACGTAAAAGGCGTATTTTTAGAAGAAAAACAAGAAAAAACCCCCGAAAAAGACGAAGAAAGCCAAAAAATAGACGTAGACGACTTTTTAATAGATTTAGGTAGGTTGATAGCCTTTTTAAGTGAAAAAATGAGTATAGACCCTAACGGAATTTTAAAAACTTATACATGGCGTCAATTAAATTTCCGGACAAAACATTATATATATTTAGAGAGAGAAAAAACAGAGGAAGGACAAAAACTTAATAAAAAAGAAGAAAATAAGAAATTTACGCAAAAATATAAAAAAGAGATAGACGCCGAATTAAAACAATTAGAAAAATACTTACAAAAAAAAGTTTAATATTTAATAAATAAAATTATGCCGGTAGAAGAATTAGAATTTGAATTAAAAGCCGATACAACAACGGCTGAAAAAAAATTAAAAAGATTTGAAGACGACGCGGAAGGTTTTAGAAGACGTATACAAGATAAAAAAGCTATTAAATTATCTTTAAACGTAGCAGAGATTAAAAGCCAACTAGATAACGTTAAACAACAACTAAAAGAGGTAGACGATGAGGAAATAAAAATAGAGTTAGAAGCTGAAACAGAACGTTTAAAACAACAATTAACTAGAGCTAAAGCAGAGTTAAGAAATTACGCTAGAACATGAAATAAGGACGTTAGTGTTTTGGGTAAACTTTTTCAATGAGTAGCTAGCGATATAGATAAAACTAGACTAGAACTTATTAAACTAGGTAAATCTACTGATAGGCTAAACGATATAGAAAAAGAGTTAAACCAAATAAACGAAGAGTTTAAGGCGGGTAAAATATCAGTACAACAATACGGGAGCAAGTTAAACCAATTACAAGGAAATATTAAAAATACTGACGGGGCTTTTTGAGGATTAAAAAAGACTTTAAAAAGTACAGCGGGATTTTTAGTAGCTGGTATTTGATTAGCTGAAGCGTGACAATTTGCAAAAGATAGCGTACAAAGTTTTAGAGAATTTGAAAAGGGTTTAGCTAGAATTAATACAGTAGCTAACGTTACAGATAAACAAATGGAAGCGTTAGGATCACAAATAAAAGATATATCAGTGCAGTTTGGTATAGCTAAAGACGAATTACTAGAAACCGGGTTTAATATTTCCTCTGCATGAGTAGAATTTCAAAACGTAGCTACTATATTAAAATTATCGGCTATTACAGCTATAGGGGCTAGTACAGATACTACAACGGCTTTTAATTGAATTATAGCAGTATTAAAAAAATACGGTGAAGATTTAAACCAAGCGGGGGCAATAGCTGAAAAATTCTTTATTGCTAATAAATTAGGGCAGACTACTATAGAAGATATGGCACAAGCTTTGCAAAATTTAACTTCGTCAGCTAAACCAGCGGGAGTTAGTATAAACGAAGTATTTGCTATATTATCTACTTTAACTGGGGTTACTGGTGACGCTAACGCAGTAATTACACAGCTAAACGGAGCTATAAACGCTATTGCGGCTCCGACTACTGAAGCTAGTAACAAATTTAAAGAGTTAGGTATAGAAGTCGGGCAAAGTGCTATAGAGCAAAAAGGTTTTGTTACAGTAGCAAAAGAGATTTACGACGCGGTAGGAGGTAACCAAGAACAATTAAGAAAACTGATCCCGGAAATAGAAGCGAGTAAATTAGTTATTGCTTTAGCAACTACGCAAAACGATAAATATAACCAAAGTTTAAAAGAAGTAACAGAGGGAAACTGAAACCTAGAAGAAGCCGTAAGAAAAATGGCTAATACTACAGATTTTCAATTAAACGTAACTACTAAAAAATGGGACAACTTTAAAACGGCAACGGGTAAAGCTTTAGTAGAAGCCGGAGCGTTTTTGTATGATTTTTGACAACTAATTATTAGTACTTTTAAAATATTTGGTTGAGTATTAAAAAACGGGGTGGTTTCTATTATAGGTTTTTCTAGTACAGCAATAACTGGAGTTATAGAAATTACTAAAAACTGGAAAGAATTCGCTAGAATTATACCGGAGTTTACAAAAGAAGCTTTTGACAATTTACCACAAATAGCGGAAGTAGCGTTAAGGAAGTTATTAGCTAAATTTTGACCTTTGGGGGATACCTTAGCTAATAAACTAGGTTTAGAAGAAAGCTTAGGCGGGGTATTTGAAAATATAGACACTAATTTTAATTTTACTAATACTAAAAAGCTTTTTGATACAACATTAAAAGAAATACAAAAAAATAACGATAATATAGATAACGAGTGGGGTAAAATTACTGATATAGTTACTTTTAATTCTAAAGAGCAACAATTAGCAATTAGTGAAACCATAGACGAGGTTAAAAATTTACAGCAAAGCTTTGGTAGTTTATGAGATACAAACGACGAAACTACAAAAAGCCAAGAAGATTTAACAAAAAGCATAGAAAATACTACAGATAGTTTAAAAGAACAAGAAGAAGAAGAAAAAAAAGCTAAAAAGTTACTGGAAGAAAAACAAAAATTAGTAGAAAATTTAGGTAAAGAAAACCAAAAAGTTTACGAAGGGATTTTAGACGATATAGAAAAATGAGTAGACGGGTTAGAAGAATATATAGAAAAAATAGCCGAGGTTAATGATAAAATAGCAGAATTAAAAGACGACGCGGTAAGTAATATTAGAGATATAAACAATGAGTTAGGAAATTTAGACGTTACTAGACAAGAAGATTTAGGGGAGAGAAATTTAGAAATACTAGAAGAGCAAAAGAAAATACAAAAAGAAATAAAAGCTTTAGAGAGAGAGTGAGTATCTTTAAGTACAGCCCAAGGTATAGGTAAAGATACTTTATCGAAAATAGACGAAAGAGCTACTATATGAAGTTCGGGGGTAGAAGATTTATTAGAAATTTTAGAGTTAAACGAAAAACTAAATGCTTTAAATAAAGAACGTCAAACAATTTTAGAAAATACTACAGAGGACGAAAGAAAAAGAGCGGAAGAATTATCAAAATTAAGCGAAGCTGATAGAATCATAAAAGACGCCCAAGTACAAAAAGACGTATTAGAAGAACGTAAAAGAATTTATGAAGCTATTAAAAACGGGGAAAAAATTAAATTTGACGAAATAGAAGATTATAAAAATTTAAGATTAGCGGAAGAATTAGACGCTAAACAATTAGCTTTAAATACTGAACTAGATACCTTAAAAAATAATTTAGAGGAACAAAAACAAGCTTTACTTGAAATAAACCAAGCAAAAAAGCAATTTGAAGCGGACTGGACTGCGTTTTTTGGTACGGAAATACAAAAACAAAAAGATTATGCTAAGGAATTACAAGCAGAATTGAGAAGAGTTATAGCTTTACAAAAAGAAGCCGGCTTACAAGGTGTTAAATTATGAACTACAGCAACTGCAGAACAAGAAAAAGCCATAAACGGATCAGTAGACAACTCTAAAAAAGTAAACGTAAATATAAACGCAAATAATAATATAGACGTAGACTTAGCGGTGCAAAAAATTAGCGAAACTATAAAATAATATTTTTTAATAACTTTTACCATGAACGATAGAAACTGGGAGTATAAAGGTTTACAATTATCAAACCGTAGTAAGTTATATAATTTTCAAATAACAAACGTTCCCCAAGCTACTACATATAGTAGCGACGTATTTAATAATAGAAATAATAACGGGGCTTATTCTACTAACGTTACTGCATGAGCTAGGACGTTTAGATTTACGGGGGTAATATATTGAACTAAAACCGAAAAAGAAGAAGCCTACAAACAATTAAAAGCAATTATAAAAACGGAGGATTTCCCAAGCTTAGAAAATAGGGGTTTTTATGATTTAAAGTGGACTGATAAGAGAGGGGTAGACGTACAAATAAAAGCTAAAGTTTACCAACCTTTAGAAACTACGGAATTTACGCATGATAATATAGAATTTGAATTTACTTTAATTAGTGACGATAGTTTTTATACTAGCCAAGAAATAAAAACAGCTAACGGGGGGTTAGGTATATTAGGTGGTAATACGCTACCTAATACCTTACCTAATACTTTATTTTGAGGGTCAGACTATATAGAAGTAAATAACGAGGGAGATAGTAAA